ACATTGAATGATTTCCTTACTTGCGACCCCAGTAGTCGCGATTGCGTTTGTTGATGTCAGCTGCCGTGGTGGCGGTGCCAAAATCCTTCGTCGAAATGGCCGAGCGGATGCCGCCAGCATTGTTCGCGCTCTTCACCATTTCGGACGCAGCAACGAAAAGTGCGTCCACCGTGGCGCATGGTGCCGACTTGATCGACTGGCCGGAAAGAAGGGATTGCAGCCTGTCGGCATGTTCGCCGGTCGAAGCAGCGTCGAGCGCGCGGCGTTTACAGCCGCACAGCGCGTCGCGCATTTTCTTCGGCGTCGCCTTGGCATCGAGCGTTGGCAGGCGAATACCAGGCGCGAGGATTTCGGCGCGGGACATAGCGTCTTTCCACTGGGCAAACGTCGGAGCGCGGATGGAATCGGCGGTTTTGCCCTTGCCCTCTTCCCCGTCTTCGTCCGCAGCCTCTTCCTCACCCTCCTCGTCTTCATCTTCGGTTTCGGATTTCTCCTTTTCCTCGGAATCCTTGACGAGCCGAGCGAGAATTTTGCCCTGATCGCGAACCTGTTTCGCCAACGCTTTCAGCGCGGCGTCGGAAGTCTCGGACTTGTCCTTATCCTTCTTCGCCTCCTCCTCCTCGCCCACGTCATCGGCGGTTTTCGCCTCTTCAAGAGCTTCTTCAAGGGCCGCTTCGTCCTTGGCCTTGAAGGCCGTGCGGATGCGGTCCCATACCGTCCTTTTTCCTGCCATGGCTATAGTCTCCTTGTCTCCGATGGCACAACGGGGACCGCAGCGGCCCCGCTCCACAAGCGCGATGTGATTTCCAATGATGTTGCGCTGAACCCCGCGCCCAGGCTCAAGCTGTTCGTAATCGGCGTCATAGCCACACGATATTTCGCGCAAGCCCGACTGAACCTCCCGGATAGCTTCCGCATCCGTAATCAAGAGGTCGGCAAACAGAAGGTTATTTTCGGGACCATCGCCACGTCGCACATTCTGAGCGATGCCTTTGGCGAGAGATTTCCAGTTTTGCGGATCCACAAAATCAACCGGATGGTCGAGCGTAACGGGCTTTCCCTCAAAGCTGGAAATCGTTTCTTTCCGAAAAACCTCGTCTTCGGTGCGTTCGATGTGAACGATGTCATCCTTGCCGATATCAACCGGCGTCTCGCCCTCGCCATAGACCATGACGCCGACGCGAGCGATAGGCACGTTCTGACAAATCAGAAATCCTTCCGGCGTCAGACTTTTCCTTGGCGAAAGCTGTTCGTTGGCATAAAATCGCATGATGAAGATGATGCCTCTAAAAGATACCCATCAGGGCATAATTGACGATCTGCGCGATATCGCGCATTTCAACTCCGCAGAGCTTGGCGAAAGACCGGAAACCATGCCTGAATGGGATGCAGCCGACCTGATCGAAGAGCTTATGTCAGCGCTACAAAAGATTGCCGATGGCGCACCGAATCCGGAAGAAATCGCCCGGAAGGCGCTCGACCCGTTCGCCCGGATGATCCACAACTACGAAGCCGGAAGCACCGGATCCGGGTAGCACCTGCAATTAGGAACCGCTCCGGCATGACCCCGCAATCCATCTAAGACTGGCGGGCTATCCCATGATACGAACCGGCCTTCCATGCGGCGGTGTGAATCCCTGACATCACCATCTTTCGATGTGCGCCAGATATAGCCCTCGCTTCCAATGCTGGTTGCCCGCGCTTCGGTGAACGCTTCGGTGCATCGGCCTATTTCCGTTCTCGCTATGGTGCGCGCCCGAGACGCCGTAACGCCGCCCGTTTCCATGATGGCGGCAACAATATCGTCCGCCCGCTTTCCGCCGGTAAATGCCTCAAGAGCAAGGTTCTGAACCCGCTGAGCAGCCTCCAAAGGCAGGCCCTTTATGAGAGCAACCTGTTCTTCGACCAGTGCCCGCGCCACGGCCCCGGTAGGGGCGTTCTGCAATTCCCGACGCAACCCGCGCGATATCTGCTCGCTGGCTGCGCGCCACGCCACTTTGTCGCGAGCGTCTATTTCCGCAACAATCCGCGCACCGACTGCGGTAGCCCACGGTTCAACAGCTTTGGCATACCGCTCCAGCGCCGCAATCATTGCGTCCGTTGCGTCAAGGTTGCCGCCAAACCGGGAAACGATATCCCCGACGTGGTGGGCAACCTTAAGTAATTGCCTCTGATACTGCTTTTCGACCTTTTTCGACCGAATGAAAGCAGATGCCTTACTCGGTTTCGCCCTGTCGAACGTCTGCATCAATCTCGCCAGTTCCGGCGGTGTCTTCGTCGGCTTCTGGCGGTTTGGGCGGATCGGACTCTGCATCATTGATTTCTTCGTCCGTTATGTTCGTCCATATCCCCGTCGCCTGACTGGATTGCTTCAGTTCCTTCAACCCGGCCTGTGGCGTGACAAGCCCGGCATCGACAGCCTGCGTTACGGATTGCGTCACTGCCTGCCCGACGGTCGCCTTTTCTACGTCCGTCATTTGCCAAAGCGGATTGAACGTGAAATTGAAGCCAGACGGCGGCGCGATACCCAGATCGGAACGGCACAGCAGATCAAGAATCATCCCGACGCCGCGACGCAACCGGCTTTCTTGTTGTGATTGAATACCGTCGTAATAAAGCCGAATATCACTATCCCCGGTAGAGTTCAGCCCCGCCGGGGACTGCCCGAAGAGCCGGACAAGCGGGATTTGCAACGCGCCGGACAATTGCTGCCCGAATTGCAGCATCACGTCGGACAGGCCGGAAAAGGTGTAGCTGTGCGCCTCGAACTTGTCTTCCTTGTCCATCAGGGTCATGCCCTCGATTGACTGAAAAAGGCGGATCATTTCGACCTGCTTCAACAGACCTTCAAAAGCAGGCCCACCGGCGGAAATGATGTTGCGTAGCCCGTCAACGCTGTAGGTACGCAGATGCGCCCTATAGACCAGTTGTGCCGCGCCAGTCGTCGTGCTGTCGAAAGCAACGAGGCGATCATACAGCCGTTCAGCAACGGACATGCCCCATCCGTTTTCCGCAATGCGCTGCCAGTATGGCAGTTCAACGCCATCAAGACGAATACACCGGGAATGGTGGATTTCCTGCGAGCAAAGCCCCGGCGCATCGGCAACAACCTTATAATATTTCGGATAGCCGTAATCCGGGCCGTACTCCGTAATCAGATCGTTGAGCGATGGTTCAACCAGCCAGCGATCAAGCACCAAGATACCTTTGAACTGCTCTTTACCCACGGCATCGAGCCGTAGCGGTGTCTCCATCTTTTGCCCGTCGATCAACACGACGCCGATAGCGCCACCGTAAAGCCGCGCCCATTTGATGGTGTCGCTCAGACGTTGCCAGATGCACAGGCTTTCCATACCGCTGTTCAACGTTGCGGTAGCATCCGGCGGGAGCGACGATTGAATTGACACGCCTGCGCGCGTCATATCTTCGGCAACCAGATCGACTGCCTGCCCGACGAGCCACGAACCGCGATACATGTTTTCGAGCAAGACGCGGTTGCGGCTGATCGGATTGAACGTGTAGGTCGATGCGCTGGACAGATTACCAGCACCGACACCAAGACGAGCCGAGAAATTTGCAAAGCTGTCGGCAGTGCGAGCAGGAACCCGAACCCGTATTTTTCCAGTGCCGCTCATTCCGCCAGCCTTGCCCAAGTGCCGAGCACTCCCCGCCGCTGGATATAGCCGTCCAGCGAATAGCGCAGCGCGTCGATACCGTGATTGTGTTTGTCAACGATGATCGGAAGAATATCTTCCGTGTGCTTATCTACCTTGTAGCTGTAGAGCCGAAATTCCTTACCGACATGAATGCAACGGCTATGAACGATGATCCGTTTGAAGCCCTTCATATGGGCTATGCCGTCCTCAACGCTACCCGGCCACTTCTCGGCGGCACGAATATTGAACCCCTGCCGCGCCATATAGCTGATTGTCTCCGGACGCGCGCCGTCGGCCTTGATCGGCCATGACCGCGAACCCGGAACGCTGTCGAACAGCTGCGGCGTCTCGTCGATTTCAACACCATGCCCGAATGCTTCGTAGTCAATGTACAGGCAGTCGTCCCTGATCCAGCTACGGGTTAAAGTGGTCGGATCATTGGCAAACCCCCAATCCGCGCCAAACAGCAACGTCGTGCCTTCCGGCGGTTCCCCGAAGTCCTCAAACGACACCCGGTTTCTGAAAATCAGAGCATCGGAAATAGTCCGGTATCCGCCTTCCCATATATGGTCGTACTCTTCCGGCCTTTCCCTCAAATCGGCCTGGCGGTCACGCTCCAGCTTCGCCGGGAACTTCGGATTGTCGCGCCAGTTCAATTCTACCTTTTTGATGCGAGGATTGTCGGTGAGCCTGAAACGCTCCTCGACAGGGGCATCTTCATTCTTTGGGTTCCACGTTACCCATAATTCAGCAACCCAACCATCGCCCTCTTCGCGCAGGGTCGGAATAAGCGTCGTCCATGCCACGGAGGTGACAGGCTCAGCTTCGTCAACCCAGCAAAGAAGTATTCGCCCCTTTGATTTTACGCTAGCAATGTTCCTGTCCAAGCCAGCGAAGGCGAATGAGATGCGCCCGTCCTTCGATTTGATGTGCTTTTCGCCAACGATATAATAGTTTTTCAGGAACGGTTCGTCTTCAATAGCGCGCTTGATTTCCTCTAACGAGCTATCTTCCAGCGAGTTCATGAACTGGCGGGCGCATAAGATGATACCGCCGATTCCGGCCATGCCGAACTGATACCCGCGCACCGCTGCCATTTTGGCAAACGAACGGGTCTTGCCAGAACCGCGCCCTCCCCAAGCCGCCCTTACGTCAGCATTGCCAACGAAGAGATCAATCAGCTTGGGGGGAAGCTCAATTTGTGCCGTCGCCATTACCCTTTAACGGTACGAGTTCAATTCGCGTCGGCGGCGTCATGCTGCCGTCACTGGATGTGTGGTCCTGCCTGTCGATGATAAGCCCGTTGAGCTTGGCGACATCGACATAGGCCTGCCGTGCAACGCCAAACGCTTTCACATTACCTTCATCGCGACCAAGACCGTCGCAGTTTTCGGCTATGTCAAGAAGCCGCTCAGTGATCATCGTAACCGTCACAACCGCCTTTTCCGCTGCCCTGCCCTGTATCTCTGCAACACGAGCCTTGATGTCATCATTTGTCATCAATCTGTGCGCATTCTGACGGTGAGGCTTTTCATAGCCTGCGAGGCGATACGCTTCCTCAATTCCCTTCCCCTTCGCTACCTCTTGAGCGAACTTTTCATATTTTGGGTTTTTGAGTATGGGCATTGTTGTCACGTATGGTTATCGGCGCGGCATGTCCGATGCTCTGATGTGCAGATGCTATGGTGAGGCATCACCGAAGGAGGTCGCGCCAATGGGGAAATTGTACGTGAAACACGTATTTTGCCTTGACGGCCATACGTGAAACACATATACAATCATCATGATGCAAACCGTGATCGAAACCCCAACCTTTCTTGCGAGTGCCCGAGATGAAGGCATACCGGACGATGAGAGGGCGGCTATCGTTTCGTTTATTGCTGATAACCCGACCGCCGGAGCCCTGATGCCGGGGACCGGCGGGGCTCGAAAGGTACGGGTCGCAGGTCGCGGGAAAGGTAAATCGGGAGGATATCGCGTCATCACCTTCTTCGGCGGCGATGATATCCCGGTGTTTCTGCTGGACGTTTATGGGAAGGACAGCAAGGACAATCTAACCGCCGCCGAGAAAAATGAACTGAGAGAGATACTGACCGCCCTACCAAGAGTATGGAGAGAGAGGAGACAGAAATGAAAAAAACCGGATCAAAAATCCTGCAAGGCGCGCGTGAGGCTCTTGCTATCGCTAAGGGCGAAGCTGACCCCTCCGCCTATCGTGTCCATGTCCCTGCTGAGGTTGACACAAAGTCGATACGAGGGCGCATGGGGCTATCGCAGAATGCCTTTGCCAAGCGCTATGGGTTTACCCCGTCTCAGGTGCGTGATTGGGAGCAAGGCCGCTTCTGCCCTACTGGCGCGACACGAGCCTATATCATGGTCATTGCTCGCGAGCCGGATGCTGTAGATCGCGCACTTCACGCGGCATAACGTCATTGTTCTGGAGTTGGCCAACAAAAAGCCCGCCGTTGTGGGGCGGGCTATGTTTGCGCTATGTCCTAGACGCAAAAATTCATTTGTACCTGAGTGGCACATTTCAGGGTCTACGTCAAGAACAAAACCATGCATCCCCTAAAATTTCCAAAGATTGTCGAAAGGTTTCCCCAACATAATAGGTTTGAGTTTTGCCTTTGTAACCTGTTTCTAATGCAATTTCTTCTATCCCTTTGTTATCGCTCAATATTTTGTTCACCAATCGTTCTCTGTCAGGACCTAATAAAATCTTGGCCTGACTCCTCAACTCGTTCACGCGCTTTGCTTTATCAATGCCGAGGATGATCGGAATGTCATTTGCTGAGAAAATCCGGCTGATCCTCTCCATGCAAAACTCTGCCGCCTCTCGATTATCATCCCATGTGCCCTGGTAGACGCGTCCGGCCATATACGCTGTGAGAGATATCCGTTTACGGGCGTATTCGTTTTCAAGGGCGTCGTGGCGGACGTTGAATTGCGCCCTCTTGCTCCTGCCCGGCTCATAGGGATCATCAACGATTTTTACGCCGATCTCCACCCTACCCTCATATCCGGGGCCGGGCTTGGCTTCCATGCGGCGTTTGCGGGAGCTGGCTCTCATGTCGGGTCTCGATGGATTTTTGTAATTTCAATCTCGTCAGCCCTCTGCAAGACCTTGATCAGATCGACAAAAAACTCAGCTTTTCGCTGGCTTACCTCACGTTCAATGTGAGCCTGGAGAAGGCAATTACCAAGTATGGCCCCAACAACCGCAAACACGATGTCGCCGGTCGAATAGGTTGCGACGGCAGTCACCATCATCACGGTGGACACCGTGATGAGCGCTACCGGGATGAGATAATTCATTGCTGAGTTATAAAAATTTTTAATTCTACTCATGCCGCATGTCTCCGGTCGGACTGCATGGATTTGGCTGCGATATCGAATTCAGCGAGAATTTCAGGCGGAACGACACAGCCAGGTTCCCCAGGTTCAGGGCAATTCAGCCGCCAAATGCCGGTCTTCCGCCAGTCCTCCACCGAGAAGCGAAAGCCTGCCTCAATTTTTGCTTGGTCACGGCGCTTTTCGACCTGGGCTTTCCTGCTCCCGGCTGACAGTCTCGCCTCCCTCGCATCCCGGATCGCGGCGACAAAATAGGACCACGACGCAGCTCTCAAACCCTTTGCAGACTTGGCTTTCAACGTTGGTAGAATATCTTCTTCCAGCGAAAATCCTCCGTCGAGCAGCCCGATAATCGGGCTCAGCACAAACAGTCCCGGCGATGTCGAATTTTCCAATCCGGCAGCAGAGCGCAGCGCAGCCTCGATCCGGTCAAGCTCTGCCTTGTCTCGCCCTGGCGGAGAGGCTGCCGGTTGTGGTGGCGGATCGGTGCCTATGTCAGGCGCTACGGTACTTACTACGCTTTCTGGTTCTGGCTTCTGGCTTCTGATATGGCTTAAGCCAACGTCAAGCCGGGCTTGATCCGCACCATTGATTTCATTGGATTTTTTCTCATTTTCGGCGCGGTTTCGTCCGCCTTTCGATCCGTTTTCAGAGTGTTTTCGGCTCGTTTTCAGCTCGTTTTCGAGCTCTTTCTCAAACCGGCGATTGCTCAAACGTCCGTCTTCCGTGCGATAAATCTTGCCCTTTGAAATCAGCGCATCGACCAGAGAGCGCATCTTGCGGATGCTGACACCGAAGTACCCGGCAAGAAGACGCTCATTGATCATGATGGGTTCTCGCCGGTCGTACATCGTGTCGAGCAGGGTTGTGTATGCTCCCCGCTCTTCCAGCGTGAGTTCCATGTAGCCGGAGAGTGCGTCTGAATGGTACCTTTTATGCCAAGGCTTTTCGCTCATCTCGCATTCTCCATTCCATGCCTGTAATCGAGCGGCCTGATTGCCGAGCGACCAATGTCGCAATACGCCTTCACGACGCGCTCACCTTCACCGTTGCGGTTCTTGGCGAGGATGATCTCTATTTCATGTTCGCATTTCGACAGCTCGTGCCGGATTGCCGATTGTTCGGTCGGATCGTCTTCTTCCCGCAGTTCGCGGCCCAGGTAATAGGCGTGGCGATACAGCAGCATCACAACGTCAGCGTCGTTCTCGATGTCGCCCGAGTCCCGCAGATCGGCCAGCGTCGGGCGCCTGTTGTCGCGGTTCTCGACCGCCCGGTTGAGCTGGACCAGCAGGACAACGCAGATTTGCAGCCGCTTGGCGATATCGCGCAGACCATAGGTGATCTCGCCTATTTCGTAGACCTTGTTGCCGCGATAGCGGTCGGTTGCCCTCACCTGCTTGATGTAGTCAATGAACACGACATCGAGCCGCCGTCCCTGCTTTTCGAATTCCCGACGCATGGCGAGACAGGCCGCTTCGATCTCTCCCACTGTCGCGGTGGACCGGCTGTCGATAATCAACGGCCTGGCATTGGCTGAACGAATTGTCTCTTCCAGCGCCCAAATCTGCTCATCCGTAACTTTTCCTGACCTGACCTCTGAATGTGCTGGTCCATGCCTGTCAGACGATGCCAGATCGGCGGCTATTCTCGCGCCTATCGCCTCGCGGCCGAGCTCGAATGCAAAAAAACCAACCCCGCCACGCCTTCCCTGTCGCTCCATATCGGAGGCAGCCAGCGCCATTGAGGTTGCGACAGTGGATTTACCCATGCCGGGGCGACCGGCCATGATGACCAGTTCTCCCGGTCGCAGGCCGAGCATGGCTTCATCGAGAATTGGCAGACCGGTCGTTATTCCCGGCTGCTCTTTCTGGCCGCTCGCAATCTTGGCGGCATTGGTCACGACATCGGCAACGACATCGCCAACTGACGAGCGTGTGACAGCGGCCTCTTCAATCGATAGGCGCAACTGGTCCATCTGGTCGAAAATGCGACTAAGGGCTTGTGACGGCAATCCATAATCAATTGTGCCGGTTATTTTTTCCGTTGTCCGCACTGCCCACAGGTCACGCACTGCCCGGGCATGATCCATTGCGCTTGATCCGGTTGCCGCCGCACTCAACCTCGACAGGTAGAGAGCAACGGAAACGCCTTCTCCGAGCTGTTTATCCAGAGATGTGCCAAGGTATTGCCGGACATCATGGAGACTGCCCTTCCGTCCGTTGTTCCTGCATTCCACTATGGCGCCGTATACCGTAGCGTGGACCGGCTCGGAAAAATATTCCGGCTTCATGATCGCCGAAACGTTGAGAAAACTATCAGGCGACGTAAAAAGCGTTCCAAGCAAAGCCTGTTCAGCTTCTATGGTGGCGATGTCGTTATCCTGCAACTGTCCGGGATGAGCGTTCATGCGCCTCTTCCCCTCAGTTCTGACGGAGCAAGCAGCCGCAACGTTCCCGGCTCTCGCGGCCAGCGCTGTTCTTTCGGAAGGCCCGCTTCCAGGAAGACGGCAAAGAGCCGCATGGCCCGATCCGCGTCTTCCCGCAGGCCGGTCATCAGAGCACGTTCACGGGCCTCGCTGAATTCCTGAAAGGCGCGGTCGATGGGGGAGAGAAACGAAATTACGTTGCTCATGCGGCCCTCCCCTCATAGGCGAGCAGCTTGGAATAGCCGCCACTGATAGCCGGTCCCCACACGTACCAAGCATGGTCCTCTGTTCCGCTCGTGTCACCGGGAAACCATTGAATGCGGTCCACCAGCGCGATCTTCTTCATGAAACGGG